CTTGCGTGAAAGCACAGTATCTACTGTTGGCGAAACAACCTATTCTTCTTTGATTGGCAAGTTTGTCAATGATGCCAAGCGTCAGATTGAAGATTCCTATAATTGGAATGTCTTAGGACAAACAATCACAGTTACTACTGCTGCTGCCACAAGTTCTTATTCTTTGACAGGTGCAGGTCAGAAGTTCCGTATCAATGACGCTATCAACACTACAAGTGTTATTACTTTAGACAACATTGCTGTTGCGGATATGAACCGCAAGCTCAACTTTGGTACACCTTCACAGTCTATTCCTTCAGAGTTCTGTTTTAGTGGTGTAGATGGCAATGGCGACACAAAAATTGATTTGTTCCCAGTTCCTGATGGCGTGTATACACTTAAGTTTGATGTAACTGTTCCACAAGCTAATCTGTCTGCTGATGGTACTTCAGTCAAGGTTTTGGACTATTTGGTTGCTCAAAGTGCCTATGCTCGTGCTTTGATTGAGCGTGGTGAAGATGGTGGAACAAACTCTAATGAGGCTTACGCTTTGTTTAGAGGAATGCTCTCTGACGCTATTGCATTGGAAAGCACTCGTTATCCTGAAGACAACTTTGTGGCGGTCTAATGGCAGCACAACTCCAAAGTTACAGTCTCTCAGCACCAGGCTTTTATGGTCTGAATACTGAAGATTCTCCCCTTGATTTAGGGGCTGGCTTTGCTTTGGTTGCAACTAACTGCATCTTAGATCAGTATGGTCGTATTGGTGCTAGAAAAGGTTGGTCAAGGGTTAACTCATCTTCTGGTGCTTTGGGTGCTAATGATGTTGGTGTAATCCATGAGTTAGTTCAGACTGATGGAACTCTTACAGTTCTGTTTGCTGGCAACAACAAGATATTTAAACTTGGCACTTCTAATGCGGTGACTGAGTTGACCTATGGTGGTGGCGGTACTGCTCCTACTATTACGGCATCTAACTGGCAAACTGCATCTTTAAATGGCATTGCTTACTTCTTTCAAACAGGTCACGATCCTTTGATTTATGACCCTGCCGTAAGTACTACAACTTATAGCAGAGTCTCAGAGAAGTCTGGTTATGTAGCTACAGTTCCTCAAGCCAATATTGCTATTTCAGCATTTGGTCGTTTGTGGGTGGCAAATACGTCTACAGATAAAGTAACTGTTACCTTTTCTGATCTGATTGCAGGTCATGTATGGGGTGGTGGCACTTCAGGTTCATTAGATGTCTCCCGTGTGTGGCCTAATGGTGCTGATGAAATAATGGGTTTGGCAGCTCACAATGATTTCTTGTTTATCTTTGGTAAACGACAGATTCTTGTCTATTCTGGTGCTTCAACACCCGCATCCTTGGTTCTAAGCGACACAATCGGCTCTATTGGATGTATTGCTAGAGATACCATTCAAAGCGTTGGCTCTGATGTGATTTTCTTGTCAGACTCAGGTGTTCGTTCACTGATGAGGACAATCCAAGAGAAGTCTGCACCCCTAAGAGACTTGTCTAAGAATGTTCGTTTTGACCTAAATTCATCTTTGGCAAGCGAAACATTGGCTAATTTGAAGTCTGTTTACTCAGAAAAAGAAGCCTTTTATCTGCTTGTTTTACCTGCATCTTTCCAAGTTTACTGTTTCGATACTAAGCAATCTCTACAAGATGGTGCATCTAGGGTCACCAAATGGGACTCTATTGCTCCTACTGCTTTGCGTTCTTTGCGTAATGGCGACTTATATATCGGTAAGAATGGGTACATTGGTAAGTATGGAACTTATCTTGATGACACACTAACGTACCGATTTGCGTACTACACAAACAATGCTGACTTAGGAAACCCTAACCAGATTTCCATCCTGAAAAACATTACTGCCATCGTTATTGGTGGGTCTAATCAGTTTTTAACTATCAACTGGGGTTTTGATTATTCTGGTGCTTATCGTGCAGAGAATATCTATATTCCTTCACAAACAAGTTATGAGTATGGAACTGCTGAATACAACATTGCTGAATACACAAGTGGTGTGCCAATTAAGACGTTAACAGCGAATGCTTCTGGTGCGGGAAAGATTGTCCAAACAGGATATGAGACAACGATAAATGGCACATCGTTTTCTCTACAAAAGATTGAAATTCAAGCCAAAGATGGCAAAATAGGGTAAGAGGTAAACCATGTCAAATTACACCAAAACAACCAACTTTGCATCTAAAGATAATCTATCACCTGGCAATCCTCTAAAGATTGTTAAAGGTACTGAGATTGATACTGAATTTAACAATATTCAGACTGCTGTTGCGACTAAAACAGACAATGCTTCTGCAAACATTACTGGTGGTTCAATTACTGGTATTACCGATTTAGCGGTTGCTGATGGAGGTACAGGTGCTTCTACGGCTACTGCTGCTTTGAATAACCTTTTGCCTAGCCAAACTGGTAATGCTAATAAGTACCTTCAGACTGATGGAACTAATGCTTCTTGGGATGCAGTAAGCCTTTCTACTGCTGACATCACAGGAACTCTTCCTGTAGCAAATGGTGGTACAGGTGTAACTTCTTCTACAGGCACAGGCTCTGTAGTGTTGTCAAACTCGCCAACACTTGTGACTCCCGCATTGGGAACTCCCGCTTCTGGTGTAGCTACAAACTTAACAGGTCTACCGATCTCAACTGGTGTTAGTGGTTTAGGTACTGGTATCGCTACTTTCTTGGGGACTCCATCATCTGCTAATTTAGCTTCTGCCGTTACAGACGAAACAGGATCGGGTGCTTTGGTGTTTGCCAATAGCCCAACCTTGGTGACTCCTGCTTTAGGCACTCCTAGCGCATTGGTTGGCACAAACATTACAGGTACTGCTTCAGGTTTGACAGCAGGTAATGTGACCACTAATGCTAACTTAACTGGTGCAGTCACTTCTGTTGGCAATGCAACATCTCTTGGTTCATTTAGTTCTGCAAACCTTTTAGCAGCTCTAACTGATGAAACAGGAACAGGCTCTGCCGTATTTGCTACTTCGCCTACCCTAGTAACTCCTATTCTTGGAACACCTACTAGCGCAACATTAACAAATGCTACAGGACTTCCTATCTCTACTGGTGTGTCAGGTCTAGGGACAGGCGTAGCAACGGCTCTAGCGGTCAATGTAGGCTCTTCTGGCGCACCTTTGGTCAATGGTGGTGTACTTGGTACTCCATCTAGCGGTACTGCAACCAATTTAACTGGTTTGCCTTTGTCTACTGGTGTAACAGGACAACTTCCTGTTGCTAATGGCGGCACAGGAACAGCAACACCTAGCTTGGTGGCTGGTACAAATGTAACTGTTACTGGCACATGGCCTAATCAAACTATTGCTGCTTCTGGCGGTGGTGGTACACCAGGTGGCTCTACTACTGAAGTTCAATACAACAATGCGGGTGTATTCGCAGGCATTACTGGTGCTACAACCAATGGAACGGCATTGACTCTCGTTGCTCCCATATTGGGAACACCCGCAAGTGCCACTCTAACTAATGCTACAGGATTACCTTTAACCACGGGTGTTACTGGAACTCTTCCAGTTGCTAATGGCGGTACAGCTTTGGCTACAACCCCAACCAATGGTCAACTTCTTATTGGTAATGGGACAAACTATACATTGGCAACCATAACCCAAGGTACAGGTATTACTGTGACAAACGCATCAGGTTCAATTACTATCGCTGCTTCTGGTGGTGGTGGAACATCACTCGGCCTAGTTCGGGCCATCGCTATTAACTGCATTCTTTGCTAAAGGAAAATCATGCCCGCAAATACCTCTCCCATTTATTCCATCGTTGGTGCAACGGATTCAACAGCATCCAATAATTCTGGTACTGTTTCTGGCCCTACAGCCAATACAGCGCAAGATGGCTCAGGCACTTTAATTAAAGCATTTACTGCTGGTGCTAACGGCTCTTACGTTCAGAAGATGCGCTTTCGTCCTGTAGGCTCACCAGCGGCAACAGTTTGCCGTGTGTTTATTTCTTCTAGTACCTCAACAAGTGCAACAAACAGTTGGCTTTACGATGAGATTACACTGCCTGCCGTAACGCTGTCTCAGACTGCGGCTTCTAGTGTCTTTGAATTGCCAATCAATGTGGCTCTTGACCCTAACTATTTACTGTATGTAACCTTTGGAACTTCTACTGGTTCTGCTGGTACTGGTTACTCTGTGGTCACAATTGCTGGAGATTACTAAAATGATTACATGGTTTGAAATCACATTTACAGATAACTCAACTGG